CTGAATCTACTTTCTTGTACGATGGTAGTACAGTTTCTCTCAGTGGTGACATTCTTGCCGATGGAAACATTACCCTCGGTTCTAGTGGAACTCTTATTAGTAGCGGTGTTTCCTCAAGTGGCCTACGACTAGGTACTTATACTCCACTTGAAACAAACGAAACACTATACAATGATGGTGGCACTCTTAAATTTAATGGTTCCGCCGTCGGCTTAGACCACGCTATTAGCTCTGGTCAAAAAGCCTATGACTTAGCTGTAGCTGTAACATATGCATCTGGAAATGCTAACCTAACCGCAATCAACAACCTAACGACAGAACTGAGAACTGAGTCTGCGAGTGGTGTAAATCACGCTGCCGATATCATTCGCAATGCAGCCAGTGGAACCGCCGCTCTAGCAGAGCTTAGGATAGAGTCTGCGAGCGGCGTAAACCATGCAGCCGACATAATCCGCAATGCAGCCAGCGGTACAGCGACCAACACCTCTGTTACCAATCTTACCACGGAGCTGAGAACGGAATCGGCCAGTGGCGTAAACCATGCAGCCGACATAATCCGCAATGCAGCCAGCGGTACAGCAACCAATACCGCTGTTACCAGCCTAAGTGCGGAGCTAGTAACAGAATCTGCCAGCGGTACAGCGACCAACACCTCTGTTACCAATCTTACCACGGAGCTGAGAACAGAATCTGCTAGTGGGGTAAATCACGCTGCCGACATAATCCGCAATGCAGCCAGCGGTACAGCGACCAACACCTCTGTTACCAATCTTACCACGGAGCTGAGAACAGAGTCTGCGAGTGGGGTAAACCATGCAGCGGACATTATCCGCAATGCTGCCAGTGGAACCGCTGTTCTAGCAGAACTTAGGATAGAGTCTGCGAGTGGGGTAAACCATGCAGCGGACATTATTCGCAATGCAGCCAGCGGTACAGCGACCAATACCTCTGTTACCAATCTTACCACGGAGCTGAGAACAGAATCTGCTAGTGGCGTTGTTAACGCAGCGGACATTTTGGCAAACGCCGCAAGCGGAGTCGTTATATCAGGCATCGCGGCAGCGGGCGGTGGCGGCGGCGGTGGTAGCGTCACGACTGTTAAGGCAGACGGTAGTCAAGTCGGTGGTGCTGACATTGTAACATTAGATTTCTCTTCTGATTTTGGTGTTGCAGAAACCCCGGACACAGAAATAAATATAACGATTGGCACACTTAATCAAGACACCACGGGAAGTGCTGCAACTCTAACGACAGCTAGAACTATTGGTGGAACCTCATTTAATGGTTCTGCAAATATTGCTGTTGCACTAGCCACACTTGCAACAACAGTAACCATAACAGATAATGAATCTACGGACGAGAGCAATGCTCTTATCTTCACTGCTGGCGGTGATATTGATGGTGGTAATTTAGGTTTAGAGTCAGATGGAACATTAACATACAATCCAAGTACTGGTAAGGTAACTGCTACAGGATTTGTCGGAACACTGACTGGTGCTGTTACAGGTGATGTTACAGGTGATGTTACAGGTAATGCTGATACAGCAACTGCATTTGCTACTGCGAGAAATATCAATGGTGTCTCATTCAATGGATCGGCAAACATAACTGTAACTGCTGCTGGATCAACCCTGTCTGATACTGTTACAGTAGCCAAAGGTGGAACTAATGCAACTTCTTTTGCAGATAAAGCAGTGATCATAACCCAAGATAGTGGAGATGACACCCTTGCTGCTGTGGCGATGGACGCTAACGGTGAGTTATTAATAGGTGGAACTAGCGGTCCAGCGGTAGCCACTTTGACCGCAGGGTCAAACATGACCATTACAAATGCCAACGGGGGTATTACCTTAGCCTCTTCCACCGGCGGTGGAGTATCCGATCAACGTCTTAAAGATAATGTAGAAGATCTAGATATTAACGCTCTTGACAAGGTTGATGATTTGAGACCTGTAGAATTTGACTGGAATCAAACGGCTTACGATGGCTATAACGAGTTAGAGGGGCGTGAATTTGGCCTGATAGCCCAAGAGGTAGAAGATATCTTTCCAGAGATAGTTTCTGTCTTTAGAAATCACAAGGCTATAGATTACTCTAAACTAACTGTTATTCTTATAAAAGCAGTACAAGAACTAAGACAAGAGGTAGAAACGCTAAAATCTACCCGGAACTAAATTAACAACGCCAATTTCCGGATAGATGACATGAAATATGTGATAAATGTCAAATTACTAGATGCGAATTTCCCCATTTAAACAAGGGGAGTTGAATTTTACCTTACACTACAGGTATAAGCTTTTCTAAAATTATAGAAAAGATTAAATTTAGTGTATAATAATAAGAACATTCACTTTATCAGGAGAAAAAACAATGGCCATTTTTGAGCTAGCGATTGCAGACGGCGACGTTGCAAGAGTTTTTAATGCTATTTGTAATAATTATAACTGGAATGAAAAAGTAGCAAACCCTAGTTTTGATCCAGACCAAGAAGAAGACGAGTCCACTAACCCTGCGTTTATTGACAACCCAGAGGATCAAGCCCAATTTGTACACAGAATAGTAAGACAATTCCTAGGCGAACACGTAACTGCATATGAAACCCATTTAGCAAGAGAAGCTGCGGCAGCAGCGGCAGACACCTCAGTTGACATTTCTGACCCACAGGTTTAACATGTTTTGTGCAACACCCATATGTGATTTACCGATCTGTTCACTATTGGAAATGGAGAATAGATTCAATGGAGAGGTTTTTACAATTACCCTCTCATTACAACCGCGTGTTGACATTATATTAAAATTACAAAAATGATAGTAGAAGTTAATTTAAATATACAATTGTCCACTTCTAGCATCCTTAATATAGAGGGTGCATTATTTGAAGTTGACATGAATATACAAAGAGAGTTACCAATTAACTTATTAAGGTAATTAAATGGCGAGTGAAATACATCAAAACGACGTTGGGACTAGATTCTCGATCACAGTCAAAGACGACGGTAGTCTAGTTAATATATCTGGAGTCAGCGGAGGATCAGTGCATCAGGTTAGCTTTAGAAAACCTAGCGATACTGTTATTGAAAGAAATGCGACACTCCAAGACTACGGTATATCTGGTATAATGTTCTACGATACCATAGCAGGAGACTTAGACGAGGCGGGTGTTTATAAACTACAAGCGAAAGTTATAATCCCCAGCGGCACATACTTTACAGACATTTATACTTTTAAGGTTCATAGTAATATATAGGTGATTTTATGTCTTGGCAAGGGCAAATGACTACAATAGTAAGACACTTGGTAAATGATGTAGACGCATCAAGCTATACATTTGCTACAGATAGGCTTGAGATAACCATTTTGGTTGCTGCTCAACTTTTAAAGATGAATGTAGATTTTAACAATGAGTACGACATAAACGTGGAATCGTCCATACTTTCTCCAGACCCCACTGACGCTGACACTAAAGACGACCCTTTTGTAGCATTGGCTTGCCTTCGTGCTGCCTGCATTATAATTGGCAGCGAAATCAGAAAAGAGTCTGGAAACGCAATTTCGATCAAAGACGGCCCATCAGCCATAGACCTCAGAGGGGTCACACAAACACTGACAGTTTTATATCAAGATCTTTGTAAAAAATATGAAGATGCTCTGTTAGATTATAGAGCTGGCAACAGCGTTGTTGGTCAGTCTATACTTGGACCTTATAGCCCCGGTTCAGATTACGTACGAAGGGGAATGTATTCAGACGGCAGGTCTGGTGGATATTTTAATCATTAAAGGAGAGCTTAAATGGCGACTATAAAAAGTTCCGGTGACCTAGTCAGTAGCATTAGCACCGACATGGCAGACAATAATGCTGGCTTAATTTCAGCGGAAGATGTCCGTCACAATATGGAGGATACAGTAGCCTCTATTGGTAGAATTGTATGCAGTGGAGATATGGATGTAGAATATCCTTTCTACAAAACGGTTAGGCTTTCTAACGAAAACTCTACTGGTGCATCGGATACCAAAACCACTGGAGACTTGGTGCTTGACTCAGGGATATTCTTTCCTAACGCACCAGAGAACAGCAGCAATAGACAAGATAGACCTTGGCTTGGCGATGGTAGCATTGATCACGGTAGCATAGCTGGCTTGGGAGATGACGACCACACAATTTATTATCATGTTGCAGGTACTCGTGCTTGCACCGCTGACTTCAAACTGGGCGACAACTGGATTAACGCCTCTGGCTATACCGCCAAAGGCTTTAAATTTGTACCAGTTGGTCCCGGAACAGACCAAGAGATCTATGTTTCTGGTAACATGCGATGGGCTGATAACTCAACCATGCCAAACGCTAAAGGCGTTGCAAACGCTTGGGTTACGTTTGATGGGAGTGGAACCACAAACAATGGAGTTCCAACCATTAGAGCTTATCATAATATTAGTGGGATCGAAAGACTTAATCCCGGTAAATTCAAGATAACCTTCCTGTCTGGAATATTTGTAGACAACGACTATGCATGTATTGGAACTGCGAATGGCACTACGGCTTCTGGAAGCATGGAGGACATGACTGTTAACACATGTGGATTTGTACTACGAGACATGGTTGACAACAACCCTGATTTAAGGTCTGTAACGCTAAACGTAAAAACTGCGGCTGGTGGTTATGCTGATTCCGAGTTGATTGATTGCGTATTCTGGGGTTATGGTCCGGGTGAAACCTCTGGTGTTATTACCCCGACAACCTCGGTAGCGGACGACATCACCGACCCCTAAAATTAATTAAAAGGTAATATAAATGTCAAGAGATGCCAGACTTTCAGACAGAATAAAGCAACTATCATTTGATCCGTCTACCGGTGCCTTTTCACTGGATAGTGTCGCCACGGGTTTTAGCCCCTTTAGTGATTTTTACGAAGCGGGCGATGTGATCTTTTACGCTGCTACGGACGGTACTAGGTATGAAGTAGGTTCTGGTGAGTACACAGGTAGTGCTGTAAGCAGATACCCACTTCGTAGCAATCAGATATCTTCTGGTCCGTATTATGTAGACGCTCCAAGTGCTAGAGAATCTGACGCTGGAGTTACTGGGGTTTGGCATCCTTTATATTTAACTAAATCCGCCGCTAGCGGTTTAAGAGGGTTTGATGTTGCTGGAGGATCGGTTTCACCCGCCTCTGGAGTTCATGAGCACACCTTTTCTGGTTATCCCGGCGTTACTTTTTATATGCCGAATATGGAAGTTGCTGGACACGCTCAAGATAATAGTGTTACCAAAAGTGGTGAAAACTACGCTACTTCTGGCTCTCCTGTTAACTTTCAGGGTGTAACAGAGGTATTTGTTACTTATCCCGGAAAATACTCTGTTTTCTCTGCTGGTGGTATTAGCGGGTTTAACGAACCTAAAAGTAAAGGCGTAGCTTTTTGGGGCAACGAGCAAACTTTAGACTATGATAGTAATATTGTCTGGGATACTGGCATTGACGCACTTGGTGTTTCACAACCTTCTCCAGTCCACGCTATTGACGTTGGTGGTCTTACATCTTATTCTCAGGTTAGAGCTTCTGGTTTTATTGATGGAGGCTCTGGCGTTCATTTCTCAGGAGGTCAAGCGTTACCTCAGTCTGCCCTTAAGACAGCTTCTGGCGGTAGACAACTAGAACCGTTTTTTAGAAACGAAGTAGACACTCAAACAAAATCAGATCAGATATTTTCCTTGAGCGGGCTTGTTGATGAAAGAATCCTGCTACAACAACAAATTAAAGGAGCTGTTTTTGCCGGTCCTGCAAGTGGATGTACAGCTACATGCTCTCCTGACTATCCAGAGTTTAGATATCTTGAACTAGAAGATATTCCAGATTTATCTAACTTATACGTTGTTCAAAACAACGCAACACCTTACGAGTTTGTGCCTCAAGGATCTATCGCGTTTACAACTTCAAGCGGTACGGTTGAGTACTCCTCTGGAACATTAGTGTTTTCAAAATCTAATAATAGGGTTTCCATAGGTCACGAAACACCTGCTGCGGCACTTGACGTAAAAGGTAGCATTTTAGCTAGTGGTAATATAGATGCCTCTGGCGACATAACTGCTAATGGAAGCCTGAGAGTTGGCGGAAACGTTGTCGTTAGTGGCAATCTTGATGTACAGGGTGGCGTAACGTATATTGACAGCACTCAAGTTATGGTTGTTGACAAGCAGTTAGAACTTGGCTCTATGAGTGGCGTAGCTGTCTATTCAGATCAGGTTTTAGATTCTGGAGGTTTAGTACTTAAGAGTACAACCACGACTAGTGGCGATAAAGCCTTTATATTCTCTGAAGCAAACGGTGCTTGGTATTCAAATCAAAGTATATTACTAGACCTTGGACAGAAGGTTAAGTTCAACGGTGGACCAGACATCAGCGGTGCTTATCACGCCGGTAGTGGTCTCGAATTACACAATGGTGTAGCCTTTAATGTTGGGAATCTATTTCAAGTTTCTGGCAACGCAGAGCTAACATCTGGTGTTAATGTTTTAGGTTCAATTCATCAAGGGGATACATTACAAGTAAGCGGCATTAGTGGTATTCACGCCTCTTTTGAGAAAGTTAGCACTGGCCTCGATGGTGATGCAGGCTCCGGCATTGTAACCATAGACCCCACACATATGTACAACGCTCTTTCCGGAGCAATTGAGCAAGTAGACTCTGTAAGTAACAACTGGAAAATCCATGTAACATCTGGAACTTGGCATGGCTACGATTACGACGACCCCACATTTCCCAGCGGGCACGTCTTAGAGACTGTTGGCTCCGCCTTAGCTGTCAGTGGTATTAGTGGCATATCTTTAATATACGCTTCTGGAGCCGATGATGGCCCCGGATTCTTCATTTCGGCAGCACCAATTTCTGGATATTTTGAGAGCAGAATTGGCGGTTTAGGTGGTGGCTACGGCAACTGGAAGATTAATGCTTCCGGAGGAAACCTTGAGCACGGACAAGTTGCGTCTGGTATAGTTTTAGACAGTATCACTGCTGGTCAGGCGATATCGTTTAGTGGTGTTGAAGGTCTTGAAGTGGCTTATGACGCCACTGTAAACTACATGACTTTTGGTGCAGCACCACTTTCAGGTTTATTTACTCACGTCATGGGTACAGAAGTATTAGACTCTGGTGCCACCAACATGATAATAAACTCTGGCGACAGGGTTTTGCAGATAGCATCTGGTTTATCAGCGGTAGCTTCTGGTCACGCTATAGATGTATCTGGTTACGCTGAAGCTAGAATTGCAGGTTTAGGTGGTGGTTATGGCAACTGGAAGGTCAATGCTTCTGGCGGCAATCTTGAGCACGGAGAGGTTGCATCTGGCATATTACTAGATGAAATAACGGCAGGTCAGGCGATATCATTTAGCGGTGTCGAGGGTGTTGAAGTAGCTTACGATGCAACTGTTAACTACATGAGCTTTGGTGCCGCACCTTTATCGGGTTATTTCGATACACTCTTGGGTAACGAAGCTTTAGTTTCAGGTGTCACTCAGTTGGTAATAAATTCCGGAAATTCCGCAATTGCAGTTGCCGCTGGTAGTATAGTAACATACGGAAGTGGCTTAGTAAGACAAAACGATGTGGCAGACCTTAGACATGACGGTAGTGGTACACTCAAGCATCTTATATTTAGTCACGGTGTTAGAATTGGTGAGGGTGCCGGTGTAGGTATTAGCGGTTTTGACAACCTAGATGCTGCCGGAAACGGGCATCCTGATAGCGGTATCGCAACTGCTGCCGTCTTTATTGGTAGCCATGCGGGTTCTGGCAGCGTAAACCAATTCCCCACGTCTGGCATATTCATAGGTCATGAAGCCGGTGCTCTTTCAAGCGGCAATCAAGACTCCATATTTATTGGTAGGTCAGCAGGTTTAAGTTCTGACGAATTTTCAACTGACGCCAGCGGCCAAATGCATGATAATATTGGTATTGGAAGAAATGCAGCTAGAAAACTCCTCAATAGTGATAATTCTACTTTTATAGGCTTAAACGCTGGACTTGACGCTAGCGGAAACCAAGACGCGATTTCCATCGGTAAAAACTCTGCTAATGAACTACAGAGCAGTCAAAACTCATTGTTTATCGGAAGCAACGCTGGACTTCAATCAACCAGTATTAACAATTCTAGCTTTATTGGCAATTCTGCTGGATCTGCAATATCTAGATTTGACAACAGCGTAATGATTGGTAGTAATGCTGGTGAAGGGGCTGTTTCTTCGGTCGGTGGTTCCGTTTCGGGAACTGTGTCAGGGGTCAATAACTTTATTGGTAAATCTGCTGGCTCTAATTCTTACGCCTGCTCTGACAGCACATTTATTGGTGAGTCAGCCGGTAAAACTGCAAGCGGTGTAGAACACTCAGTTGCCATTGGCACTCAAGCGTTCTTTGGATCTATCAGCGGCCTTTACAACGTTGGGATTGGACCCCATGTAGGCGTAGATAGCTCAGGTTTTACATCTGTAGTAGCAATTGGCCAAAACGCTGGCTTACGATCCTCCGGCAATACGAATTGCAACTTTATAGGTCGAAGTGCTGGTTCTCAAGCTGGACTTCTTGGAGAAGACGGCAGCGGCAACATGCTTAATGAAGACATTGATGCGTTTGGTAATCAAGCTTTTGCTGGTGCTTCAGGTTGCTTAAGGTCTCAATTTATTGGTAGGCTTGCCGGAACACGAGCCGCCCAAATTGAAGACAGTTTTATCGCATCTTTTCAAGCTGGCTATCAGGCTGACGCAGTTGGAGACTCAGTTATAATCGGTAACGCTGCCGCATCAAATCGCTCAGGTATACAAGATTCTGTTATCTTGGGTAGACAAGCCGGATTGGGTTTTGCTGGTAGAAAACACTCTGACAACCATATGGATGACAGTATATTAATTGGAGCATATGCCGGTTACCTTAGTAGCGGTGTTGATCACGTAGTAGCTATTGGTCATCAATCCCTGATGAACAACGGTAATAACGCAGGAATTGCTGATCACAAAATCTCTGACGGTATATTTATCGGTAGGCAAGCTGGATATTCTAGCTCTGCGGCTACCCAAAATCGTTACCCCGGAGATAACAACATAATAATCGCTAATTATAGCAGCCATGCCGCTGACGAACTACGACAGTGGGCAGGACACGGTTCAGACTACATTATAAATATCGGTCACCTGATGCACGGATATAGCGACGGTCAGACGCCAGCTAGATTCTTACAGGTTGGCGATGCTCCAACTAGTGTCTCCCAGCTTCAAGAATCAACCCTTAGTGTCAAACCAGACTCTTCAGCGACCTCAGCACTTTACTTACGCAGGGCAGCAGGTCAAAGTGCCGATATGTTTAAGACTGAGTCTTCATGGAACGATCAAATTGTTTTAACTGAGCAGGGTGTTCTACAGATTCCTGTCGCCACAGGCTTGGGAAGTGCGGGCGACTACAGCACAATGAGATTAACAGGAAGCGATACAACAGTCAATAATTCACCGGGAAGTATTGTTCTGTTTGATGACGGGTCAACTGAATTACTGTTGATTTGCGGAGCTGACGGAACTTGGCTCAAACTACCAGACGAGTTAGTTCCAGCCTAATAGGAAAGTTAACTTACCTAGTAATTAATTATTTATAACGGAGATAGAAAATGCCTGACGAGATAGTAAAAGCAGTCAGAGATGGTGAACCCATTAAAAACGGCGGAATCATCACGTTAGTGTTTGAAACAGGAACTGCGGCTAGCGGGTTACCGCAAGTCAACAGTTTTGTTCCTTCAGGCACTATGCGAACTCGATACGGTGATCGGTTCGACGACGTGAGATACTATACTGGTGACACTAACGACTAAATTAGGGTTCAACCATGCCAATTAATATTCCAGATAGCGTATTCAATAAATATTATGACGTTGTAGACTCCACATTTAATATATTTGGGGTTACATGTCAATTAGTATATACAGAGAAGTATGAAGAAATATCCACTACGTATGACAATATACCTGATAATAGATCTTTAAATTCACACAGAAGACCTCAACCTCAATATAGAAGAGAAAACAAGGTTATAAGAGAAGTTGAAAAAAAAGAAGATATAAAACTAAAGGTGTATTGGGATAGCAAAAGCTGGACAAAAATTGGTGGAGATATGGTTATTCCAAACGGTTCAATTCAGACAATTTTCTTTGCCACAGATCTAGACAAGATAATGAGAGCAAAAGAGTTGATTGTACACAAAGATATCTCATCTTTAAGGGAGATAAGGTTTGTTAAACATGGAGAACCTTTCCCTATGGGGTTAAAGCAAGACAGATACTTTGGTTGCTTTTGGGAAAGGTCGTCGTAATGTCAAAGGGGTCAATCAGCCTTAAAATATTAGAATCTAATTCGCAAATCAAAGATAAAATATATGAAGCTATATTACAAGAACTAAACAAAAGGGTATTCAAAAACAAAAAGAATGTAACAACAAGATTGCAGAACGCTGTAAAACGCTGGATTGAAGCACAACCTGAGATTGCAAGCTTGCGTGCAAATAGTTCAGCAGGTTCGCTAGGAGCACAGTTTGGACTTACCTCAGCCACTTCAGATGTCGTTGCTGACAGAATAACCTCAGCGGTCGCGGGCAGCATGATTGTTAAAATACAACCAATTAAAAAAACTCTCAAGGGCACATTAGAAATAAACTTCCAAAGAGACGACTTTATAAACCTACTCAGCTTACAATCTGGTCACGTTCTAACGGAAAAAGGTACTGATCTACATTGGCTAGACTGGTTACTAATAAAGGGTGATACAACGATAATTACAGGGTACACATATATTCCGGGGCCACTTGGTAGATCTGGCGGCGGAGAAATGAATATAGGTGGCTTATGGAGAGTTCCACCAGAATTTTCAGGTACTATAACAAACAACTTTATAACCAGATCCTTTAAAGGAACTGAAAAAGAAACAGCAGAAATACTTAAAGGGTTGCTTTTATAATGGCTACTTTTCAACCACTCAAAGGGATAAGCGGGGTCTTTGACTCTACTTTGAACAATGATATCCAAGATGGCCTAATTGAATACTTTGACTGGGCACTTTTGGAAAAAGGTAACTACTTTAATGTAACCGCCAACGAAACATCTGCAAACGGAGAGGACATGAGCCGCTTAAGGTTGTCCTCTAACGACTCGTATACAGCAGGGCAGGTTTGGGAAGGCTTTAGACAGAACTGGGTGTGGCAGAGCGGTATATCAGTTGCTGGTCACGACAACCCTATTGTAGGAACAGATCACGACGCTCCGGGAATATCGGGTGTATACATTGATAATGCATACTATCCAACATCAACTGTTGGTGACTATGCTTATCATGTGGATTATTTTAACGGTAGAGTAATATTCAATAACGCTATACCAACAGACTCTACGGTAAAAGCAGAGCATAGCTACAAGTATATTAACGTATTATACGCAAACAATATGCCTTGGTACAAAGAGCTTCAAACCAGAACCCTGCAACCAACGGCTGGATTTTTGGATTCTGACAACGGAGCTTGGAATATACCTCCTGAAAACAGGGCACAACTTCCACTCATAGCGATAGAGATTGTTCCTAACAGAACTTTCAAGGGCTATCAGCTAGGAGGTGGACAATTTGTCTATACAGACGTTCTTTTTCACTGTATAGCTGAAGATGAAGTTACTAGAAACAAGTTAGTTGATATAATTTCATTACAAAACGATAAGACAATTCACGTATTTAATAGCAATAAAATCAACACAAATCAAGAATTCCCATTGGATTATAAGGGCGTACCTATTCCGAGTGCCCTTAGATATCCGGATTTAATAGAAAAATACAATGGAGGGAAGCTTAGATTGACAAAAACAACGGTACAGGAAATGATTATGCACAACACCACCGTCTTTGGGGGAGTTGTCAGGATGACCACTGAAGGAGTTAAAACGAATATTTAGTAATTTTCGTGTATAAATCTATAGAAAACCTCTTTATAAACTTGAAGGAGAGAAATAATGGCATCACCAAATGATAGAGTGTTTTACGCCTGCCAAGGCGTATCCATTCAGAACCACGGTTTCGCAGATGATGTGACTACCGACGAAATGATTCACGGTCTACAAAGCGTGGGCGTTACCACCAACTTTAGTCTTGAGCAGGCTTTTGAGCTTGGTCAGATTGAAATTTATGAAAACATCGAAGGTACACCCGACGTAGAAGTAACCTTAGAAAAGGTTCTCGACGGATACCCTTTAATTTACCATATGGCTACTACCGGTATCGGAAATGCTGGCCCCAGTGGTCTTGTAAATAGATCAAAGCAGAGATGCGACGTGAGACTTGGTATCTTCCCAGAAGAATCAAACTTTATCGACTCCTCTTCTTCACCAGACGGTGCTCCCGCTGAAGTTTACATGTCTGGCATGTATGTCAGTAGTATTAGCTACAGCCTATCTACCGACGGAAATTCTACTGAGTCTGTAACACTGGTTGGCAACAATAAGCAATGGTTTGACAATGCAGACGGAAAGATGCAGGAAGGTTCTACCAACAACTTTGATGGTCTTGATGAACCACTTGGACTTGGTTCTGCTACGAACCCTTCTGGTGGTATTACACAGAAAGAAAACATTCTTCTTTCAGGCTGTATTTTCCCACAAACCATTCAAGGTATCGCGGGCAGTGGCTATGCAAATGGTTTTGATAGAATTCACGCACAAAGCATTAGCGTTAGCACAGACTTCTCTCGTGAAGACATTTTTGAGCTTGGTAGAAAAACTCCTTATGCTCGACCTGCTGCATACCCAATTGAAGTTACTTGTGACATCGAGGCTATTACAACCTCTGGTGACTTTGTCAACGCGTTTGAAGATGGAGACGTAGCTCTTCATAACACTCTTGATTCAGGTAACAATACTCAGAATGAATGTATATTTATCTACACCCAAAACGGCTTAGGTTTGGACTTGGGCGGTAAGAACAGACTTTCTAGCGTTAGTTACGGAGGGGGCGATGCCGGTGGAGGAAACGCAACCTGTACATATAGTTACATCAACTACAACGACTTGGACGTTCAAATGAGAGCTAATGGTTATATCGGATTCAATGCACTTAAAGAAACACTGACAGGTGCCGATAAAGCTATGACCTCGGCAGATGGTCTCGGTGAAGGTTTCCCAGATGGACTATAATAGCTTGGTGGAGTAATTGTTCACTAGTGGACTTACCGTGCTTTTTGCGATAGCTAAATATCAGGACAGGCAAGTGGAGACACGGTATCAGGAAGGACATTATGAAAAATAAAATTACTCCCGCCATGAGGTTACGTTATGAAACAACATGAGCGGGAGTATTTTGTAGCTAGGATAAGAAGTGGGATATATAAGCTGGATTTTGGTGAGATAAAATTAAAGATAGTGCCCCCAACGTTAATACAGGCGGCAGAAGTTCAAGAGGTCTATACTGTTTCTTACAGAAAGACACAAGAAGACGGTTTTCTAACACACGAAGATATGCTAGAGTCTATGAAGGGAAGAGGGCTGTGGTCAGACGAGGACGAAGATAAAATAAAGGGGCTTGAAAAAGATATAGACAGGCTAAAAGTCGAACTATTTCAAAACAGAAATAAAGAAGACATGGTAGCTAGGATAAGACTTTATTTAGACGCTGGTAAAAAGCAGCTAAATGAAAAGCTGTCCCAAAAAATGTTAAACTATGAGAACACTTGCGAGGGCATCTCACAGCTAGCAAGAGTTAACAAGTTAATATCATTAACCTGTTTAAACTGGGATACAGATGAAACGTATAATTTTAAAGAAATACCCATAGATTCTGTTATGAAACTTTACGGGTTACAAGTTTTATCAGAAGCTTCATTAAGAGAGCTAGCTAGAAATGAACCTTGGAATAGCACTTGGGTTCTTAAAGACAGTGCTTCTTTTGACATTTTTACCCGCAGAGAAGAGTTAACCACAGATCAGAAAAATTTACTTGTCTGGTCTAGGATGTACGAAAGCGTACAGGAGTCACCGGACTGTCCGTCTGACGATGTAATAAAAGATGACGACATGTTAGATGGGTGGTTTATTGTACAGAAGAAAAAGAGAGATCAAGAAAAAGTGCAATCAGAAATAGAACAAAGCACCAGTAATTCAAAGATATCCAACTCGGATGAAATATTCGTGATGGCCGGTAGTCAGAAAGATGCGGATAAAATAAACGATTCAAACACGCACCATGTGCAACAAATCAAAAAACAAAGAATGGCCGTCATAAAACACAAAGGTGCGGCTAGCGATCTTGATTTTCAAGATCAACAACTCAAGATGAGACAACAGTCCAATGAGATGTTCAAAGGAAAATTTAGGAGGTAAAGATGGAAGACTTCGACAAATTAATAAGAAACAAGTCTGAGTATAAAGAAGCTAGAGCTGAAAAATATAAGTATGATTCAAAAGAAAGACTGTCAAAGATACTAAAGAAAAAAGTGCAGACAACCATGATTGGTGCCATATCTTCGATTGAAGATCACTTTTCTTTTTTATGGGCAGCAGAAGACTCGGAGATGACAACGGAAAAGAAGTTTATGTATGAAGCGTTTCAAAAGGTTAGATCTGAGATTTTAGATAAAGGAAACACTCAGGCTAGAAACGTAGACGCTGAACTTAATCAATATGAAGTAAAATGGATGAAATATTCCATGGACATACCAATAAGACCAAATGGAGGATCGGGAAATGAGTAACTTTGAACAAACTATCATATCGGCAGATGGATCAACAGTAAGGGTTGGAGTAAAAAAACCAACCAATCAAGAAATGAAGGATGCCGATATTTATCGTGCCAAAGCTTGGAACAAGGCGTTTAAAGAGGGAGTCATGACAAAAGCTGAGGTCGATCAAGTAATGAAAGATAGAGGTATCTGGAACGAAGAAAAGGCTGAAGAAGAAAAGAATCTAACAATAGAAGTTTTAGAGCTTGAAAGAAAACTATATATAGGCGAGGGAAAGAAAAAGCCAAAACTTTCCGAAGGACGTAAACTAGCAATACAAATGAAAGAAAAGAGAATCTTGCTGAGAGAACTGATCAGCGACAGAATCTCTATGGATGAAAATACAGCGGAGTCAATTGCTGACAATGCAAGATTTGATTACCTAGTTTATGTATGTAGCTTTAATGTTGACACACAAGAAAGGCTTTTTGAGTCTTACGAAGATTATAATCAAAAGGGCACTAACGCAGAGTCGATTGCTGCCGCACAGATTTTAGCGAATATGGTGTATAATCTTGATAGTGACTTTGAAGATAAACTTCCAGAAAATCAATTCCTTAAAAAGTTTGATCTACTAGATGATAATAACCAGTTGGTTGACCCTAACACGGGAGACTTAGTAGATATTGAGGGTAATGAAATTAATGAACTTGGACATTACATTGATAAAGACGGTAAAAGGGTAGATCTTGACGGCAACAAGATTGACGGAGACGGACTTTACGAGATGGTAGATTATGAAAATGATTTACTTGATAAAAAACCCGTTAAAAAAAGAGCACCAAGAAAAAAAACAGCCAAGAAAACAACAACTAAGGCAAAGCAAGAAGTAGAGACCACAGCAGAAACTTCAGAATAAACCACGGAAAGATATGGATAGTGTAGTCAAAACCACAGAGAGATAAGATGTCAAAATTTGTACTGACTGCACAACTACAGCTACAAGCACCCACAAACACCCGACAGGTAGTTGCTGATTTACGCAACCAGTTAGCCGGTGGCTTAAACGTCCCCTTGACTGTTTCGGGTGCCGCCAAAGCTCAAAAGCAGATAAACAACGTAACAAAATCTACGAAGCAAGCTACGAGTGCTGCCCAAAATATGGGTAAGAGTTTTGGCTTGGCCTTCAAGCGTTTTGCTGCATTTACTGTTGCCAGTAGAGCTGTAAGTCTTTTCACTAACACTCTAGCAAATTCTGTTGAGGAGGCTATAGACTTCCAGAAAGAAATGGTCAAGATTTCTCAGGTTACTGGGAAAGCCATGAAAGACTTGCGGGGGTTAGAGCGAACGATCTTTCACTTGGCGACAACGCTTGGGGTAAGCTCTAGAGAATTACTTTCTACCACCAGAATACTTTCTCAAGCTGGTATAAAAGCAAAAGATCTAGATACCGCTCTTGCAGCGTTGGCTAAGACGACCTTGGCACCAACCTTTGAAGATATTAACAAGACTGCTGAAGGTGCTATTGCTATCTTAGCACAGTTTGGTCAGGGGGTTGGGGCTTTAGAAAGTCAACTCGGTTCTATCAACGCTGTCGCTGGGCAGTTTGCTGTTGAGTCTGGAGACCTTATTGGTGCAATTCGTCGTACTGGTGGCGTGTTCAGAGAAGCTGGCGGTAGTCTAGAAGAGTTTCTTGGTCTCTTTACATCTATTCGTGCCACGACTCGTGAAAGCTCTGAGTCTATCGCAACTGGTTTGCGTACCATCTTTACACGTCTACAAAGACCTAGGACGCTAGAATTCTTAAGACAATACGGAGTTGAGCTACAAGACCTAGAGGGTAGATTCGTAGGTCCAAATGAAGCTGTAAAAAGACTCAATGCCGCGATTGGTGGTCTAGATCAGGGTGACATTACCTTTATTAAAATTGCTGAAGAGATAGCTGGTTTTAGACAAATTGGTAAAGTTATACCACTTCTTAAAGAATATGAACTAGCTGAAAGAGCTAGACAGGCTGCTGTTGCGGGTGGAAACTCTCTTGCAGAAGACGCAGCTACAGCACAACAGTCATTAGCAGTTCAAATTCTTAAAGTTAAACAAGAGTTTCAAGAGTTGATACAGGGTATTTCTAATACCAATACTTTTCAAGCTTTTGTTAAAACTTCTCTTAATTTAGCTTCCGCTCTTATTAAAGTTGCTGACGCTATTAAACCTCTTATTCCACTCATTGCCGGTTTAGCAGCTTTTAAATTTGCTAGAGGTTTAGGAGGTTTTGCTTCTGGTTTGGGAGGTGCTTTAAGCGGTGCTTCTGGTAAAAATCAAGGTGGCAAAATTCTCGCCTTTGCTAGGGGTGGTATGGTTCCCGGTCAGGGTAACAGAGACACTGTTCCGGCGATGCTTTCCCCCGGAGAGTTTGTAATTCGCAAGAGCAGCGTTAATAAAATGGGTGCTGGCAATCTTGCCGCGATGAATGCAAATAGATACGCTGACGGTGGGACCGTTCATATTAAAAATCCTGAGCAGTACGGTGCTATGGTCATGGATGCAGCAAGCGGTGCTGACCTTGTGAAGAGACCACTAAGTGGCACAGGTCTCAAGCACATGAACAAAATAATAAGACAAAAAGGTATAACTCAAGCCTCAACAGCATCTAACAAAGAATTAAAAGACTACCACAATAGCCTCACCGAAGAGCAGCGGGGGCAAGTTCATGGATCTAAATCGCCGTTGGTAGGGAGAACATATGCAAAGGGAGTCAACCCGAAGGGCAATCCCAGAAAAGCACTATTAGCTGCTTATACTGCTTCGGGTGCCGGAAAACCTCCAGTCACATCTGAAGGTAAAGAAGGTTTATTAGACTACAAAATGGCCGGTCCATTTCCAGTTCTTGGCTTAGGTGGGTCAACAGACGTGCAAGACGATTTAAACAAGGACTTTAAAGATGCCGCAGGTGTAGCTCTTAAGGCCGGTGCTAACGCAATTATGCATACACCCGTGGGCAGAAAGGGAAAAACAACTTTAGGAGAAAAACTTGGTATTGG